TCTGCTTTTTGTCGGAAGTCTGTGATGATAGTGATTTAGAGGGTTTACCTACTATATCACCTAATTCTGTGAATTGTTCTCTACTGGCTTTTAGTTTTTTGAATAATTGAAAGAGATTGTGTCCACCTTGATTACTAACCCAACAATGCCATTTGCCAGTTTTTATATTAATCTGTAGTTTTGGTTTATGATGTGAAGTAAAAGGAGACCAATACATATACTCATCGGCTTTCTTTAATCGCCTACCACGATTTCCTATTACTCTATTTAGAAGATTTATTATTTTCATTTATCAATTCTATAAATTTCTCTATGTTTAAAACAGCATAAGTTTTACTTCTGTTTCTTTTAAATATCAATACGGGAGAGTAATCACCACTATTTTCTTCTGCTTGTTTTAGCGAATCCCATACATTTAGTTTTTCTTGATTCTTACATTCGATAGCATAAGGTATAAGTTTTCGAGCTGCTGGTGATAATTGTAAATCCTCACCTGATACACCCATTGATGTGCTTCTGATATCATCAGGTTCTAATTCTGTGAATGTCTCTAAAAGTAAGTCTCTGACTTTTTGTTGTAGTCTACGGCCTTTGGCCTTCGCTGAAGAAGTTTTCATATTATTATAATGCTTTATTACTTATTTGCTTAATGCTTAATTGCTTATAAATTTTAATTATTAATACTTAATTCAGATTATATAATTCAAGGCAAAGATATTTTATTAAAAAACCTATAAGAATTTTTTATAACCAAATTAAATGTTAACATTAGTAATATATATACAGAAATTATTTATTATTCAAATATTTTTTTATTTCTTTTTCTGCAAATCTTTCTGCTTTCTCTTCCCACTTATTATCATCATGAGGATCTAATCCACCGTGTGCAGCCATTGTACCAGCTTGATTGTATTTCTTTATAAATTTTCTCTTACCTAAATTATCAGCATCTAAAGCATGTTGTATTTCATGCAATACAGTCATTAAGAACTCTCTGACTGATTTATAAGATGGTCTTATTGTTATTGTATCGGTTTCAGGAATGTAATCACCATAGTTTTTGCCTGAAACCATCTTTACTTTAGATTTCAGATTATACTTTTTTACCATTTGTTTTGCTGTATCCATATAATCTATTCTTTCAGATACCAAACCTTCTTTGACTTGTATTTTTGATTTATAATGTCTCAAAACTTTTCTCGAACCTATTCCGATTCCAGCATCCATTTTTCTTTGAGTTATTTCATATTTACCACCGCCCATATCTTTTATGAAATAATCCGTCTTTTTCACATTACCGCTTTCCATCTTTTTATCCAACATCTGTTTAACAACTCTTTTATCTAAAGCAGTTAGATGACCTGAAAGAACTTTTATTTTCATTTCATTAATTAAGTAAGAATGTTCCATCATCTTTTTAAACTTACCCATTACGCATCAAACCTCACTACGAAACCTAAAGCTAATTCTTTTTCGTTTTTAATTGGAGCAGATAATTGTCCAATAGCAATCAGTTCATCAAAATCATTGTATAATCCTATTTTGGTAATATAAGGTTGAAACTTAGAATGTGTTGTGAAAGCAGCATATCTCGTCGCCTGTTCGTATGAATGTTTGTATGAACCAGATTTGTTTGCTGCATCACCAGCTGGAAAGAATCTCCAACTATCAGAGCCTGAAACATTTATACTACCGCTTCTCTGAAATGTAGTAGATATATTTGTAGATGAATTAAACTCATTTTCTCCAGCTATACAAAGATATGAATATTCATTTAGTGTGACTTGAGACTTATACTCTAAAGAATACCCATCAGTTCCAACTTTAGTTCCAACATCTACAAATTTTGAGCCTGTATTTGTTATTACTAAAACTCCTTCTTCGTAAAAAATATTACCTGCAAAGCTACCCGTTTCATCTATTTTATAATCATCACTAAAACTATGGCTAGCAAATCTGGCAAAACTAGAAGATACACTTAAATCATATAAATTACCTTTTGCATCATCAACTATTACTACTGTATCATTTGTACTGTCATCTTCTAATCTTATAGAACCTGGTTTTATTCTTTCACCATACATAGTTTTACTTACTGAAATTATAGAAGCTGATTGATGTAACATTCTGTATTGATCGGGATTATTTGATGCAAAATTATTATAAGGATTTACAACTGTTCTTCTAACACCAGGTTTTGTTTGTCTGTAATACCTACTGTTTATCATAAAATAAGATGGTAATGAATAGAATGAAGCCGATGGATAATGTTTTACATCAGCACTTGAAGATATATAATTACGATGACTTCCACTAATGGCTCTAAAATTATACACACCACTACCGCTGTCATTATTGGTGACAGTAAACTCTTTATATACTTTAAAAGGAGTCTTATCTACATCTTGTGGGTCTAGTCTTTTAAACATGACTATTATCTCCCAAAATTAGAAGTCTAATTTAACTTTGATAATAGCTTCTCTTGAGTAAGATTTCAATAAAGGTTTGCTTAGTTTAGCAACTGCGAGTAATTCACCAGCATCATTATATAATCCAACCTGTGTTATAAATGTCTTTGGATTCTTAAAGAAAGTCGCTTGAGTAAATGAACCATCAGAAGCCGTAGCAAATGTTGGATTAGAACTAAAGTTAAACTCTTTGTTTGGAACTCTACAAAAGTAATGTTGTGATGTCACTACTTCTTCTCTACGAGACTGAAAATAAGCACCTGTTTTTATTTTTGCAACGAATTTATCATTATTTCCACCGAGAGTATTTATTGTCGTTACAGTTCCCAATGAAGCAGATGTGTTTATTATAGGTCCGTTAAAAACTAACATTCCTAAATCAGGATAAAATAATCCATAAGCACCACCAAATTGTTCTGTTGCAGTATGTTTTATAACAGCTGTTCCGCTTTGAATTGAACCACTAACGATGTTAAATACTCTACCACCTTGATTTACTGCAGGATTTGTGGTAGCGCCACTATCGTCAATAAATCTTCTAGTTCCTATTTTCAATTCCCAATTACCTGGATCCATTTTCTCACGAAGTTGTTGTCTACTTACTGATATAGCATATACATACTTTGGTTTTATATGAGCTCCAGAACCTGCAAATGTAAATTGATCTTCACCAGGTCCTAAAAGTGTCTGAGATAATTGTCTATAAATAGAAGCAGCTGCTCTATTTCCTGTAATACCCGATCTTCCTAATGATCCACTTCCATTAAAATGTCCATAAGCTACTGAAAATTGAGGTTTAGCTTGAGTATCAGTAGCCGTATCAGAAGAGTACACATCTAAGTAGTAGTCACCTGAACTTCCAGATTGAACTGAAGATGTGAAGAATGTAGTGATAGAAGCAGCACCTTCTGCCCACATACCTGAAGATACAATATCTTTTATATTACTTATAACATCACCAGATTCTGCGCTGTTCTGTGGTTGTATGTCAAATTCTTTATAAATAGCCATATCTTATGTCTCCTATGGAAATAATGTTTGGTTACCAGTACCTAATACCACACTATTTTTAACTGTAATTGAGATTGTAGCACCTGTATCGTTGCCAACTATTGTTAGTTGTGTACTCTTAGAGCTTGTACCAGCCGAAGCCGCAAGTGGTTTAACTTGCAACCTAACACTTTTAGCAACAAGTGTTTTACTATTTGGAGCATCATCATCACCTAAGAAAAATGGAGTGGTAGCTCCACCACCACCTTGTCCACCAGCAGGATTTTGAACAACCATAGTAGTTATAGTTTGATCATGTAGTATAAATGTGTATGAATTATCAGATACATTAGCAGTAGATGGTGCTACTGTTATTGGTGGTTGAACCAATCCAGCACCAGCCGTAAAATGAACAGTTGCTGGTTGAACTGAAATAATAGGCATCTTCTGAGTATTTTTTGGTAAAGTTACCAACTTATATCTCATCACATGATTTTCATCTGCAAATGCCTCAAGTAGTGGCATATTCTCAATGACTGCACCATATTGTTCTGAACCATTAGGATGAGTAACATCAAATAGTTTGTAATCTACTTCATCATCAGCTAATGCAAATTTTGTTATATTGAAAGCGTTTGAACCCTGTGCTAATAACTCTCGACCTTTTTTAGTTAAGATAGCATCTACGGTTACTGTAGTGTTGTTGAGAAATCCCATAAAAAAACTCCTAAATGTATTGTTTGGATTTTAAATTTTGATTCATATATAAATATAATCAATTCTAATTTTTCTTAAATAAAAGACTATTTCTTACTTTTTAAGATTATTATCTTTTTTAAATTTGTTAACCACCTTCATAGTTTCTTGAAATGTTAAAAAATCTCCTTTATCTTCTTCTGCTTGCTTTATAGCTTTTTGTATTGTAGCAGGTTTAGTTTTAGAAAAGGCCTGTTGGAAAAATCCACCTTTCTTCTTTTTCTTTTTCTTTGGTAAAAATTTAGCAACCTTACCCTCACCTGTATCTAATGATGATTCTCCACCTTTGCTCTTAACCAATCGTGTTGGTGATGTAATGGTAACTTCAACTGGCGGTCCACCATCAAATGTGGTTAGTTTTGTATTCTTAACTCCTGCATAGTAGGAGTCAAATTTAGCTTGACAATGTTCTACTAAATTGTCTATATCCACATTATAAAAAGAGGATGAGTTAGCAACTCCCTTCGCAGCATTTTCTACTGTGCTGTAAAACTTCATTAACTTTTGATTATTACCATAAATTCTGGATTCGCTGATTATAGGTTGTAATACTTCTGCAAATTTTACATCACCAGTTGTAACAGATCCTGATTTGTAAGATCCTTCCTCACCTATTCTCTGCCATATCGTATTTTTATATACTTCATCCTTAAAGCCAGTCACATTACCTTCGTAAGTTTTGTAATCTGCACTCATAGAAACTACTGCATTGCTACCACTATCTATATTAGATAAATTTATTACTGAGTCGTAAGCGCTGTAATCTGTGATTGTAAATCTGTCGTGATTAAAAGAAGAAGTAACTTCAACAAAATCATCCATAATTTTTATAGTATCTCTATAAATAGGAGTTTCTATAACAGGATCTTTTCCTATAACTACTTTAGGTCTTTCAAATATGTTAGGTTCTACTAATATTCCTAAATTAGATTTTGCTCTAGCAGGTATCATCTTTCTAATTTGTGGAAAAATAGACTGATCGTAATATTTTAGTAATCTAATATAATCCCAAAAATCATTTTTACCTGTATATTTTCTCCAATAATTATTTGATGCATCTTTCAACCCCCTATATTCTAATTTTTGAACATCTCTTGGATCACCTAAGTAATTATCAAAATTTAAATTAGCTACTGACTCTATTATATCAGTATTGATTACATCGGTAGGAGCAAAATAAACACCAATCTTATTAGAATCTACTGGCGCTAAATCATAAGCACTTTTTGTTGCTCTTTCTTTATAAGATAATATAGCACCTGGCTTTGGTGCATTTGCTTCTATTCTTATTTTATTTGTAACTCTTCTTAAAGCGCCTATGCTTGGTATGTGTGTTTTTGTTTCATCAACCACATTACCAAAAAAGTTACCTGTAAATCCATTATGTACACCTGGCATAGTAAAAGTTTGATTAGCGCTCGTATCACGAATACCATCTGTATCGCTACTTAAATCTTTATTATCATCAAATGAGTATCGCAGTACTAAGTTTTCATAAGAGGAAGAAAGGGAGTTACCATTATAAGCTTTTGGGTTAGCTATATGATTTTTAAATGAACCTGTGTTTAAGACTTCTGTCCAATGTCTGTACTCCATTATAGAACCACTAAACTGAACTCCTATATCAGTAGAAGCAATACTACCACTACCACCTATGTATATGTTACCATCAGTTTCCCAATTAGCATTGTAAGAAGCTGAGCTAGCAACATCAGTAACTAATGTAGATGTAGAATATAAATGTATTTTACTTCTACCTGCATCGTACTTACCAACCGATAATTCAAAAGATTGTGAAACATTTGGATTGTCACTGCCAGAAGTTCTACGAACCATAACAGAATAAAAATCGTTATCATATATTGGTAAGTTAGATGATGATATTTCCTTCATACCATCAGAGCCGCTTATTTGAAAAGCAACATATCCGTAATTATCAGGTGAATCATTATCTTTTAACTTAATATAGAAACTAGATGATACATCAGAATCTATTGGATGTTTTTCTACTAATATTTGATTAGATCCTGTAGGCGATTTAAATCTAAATTCAATAGTGTCGGGCTTTCTACCGCTATCCACATCATCTATCCAACTACTAGAAACAAACTGAGCTCCTCTGAAATCTAAAGCCTTTGTAAATTTTCTACCAATCTCAAACTGTGGAACTGCATCATCTGGCAAATCAGGACCACCATACTCTCGTACTCTTAAAATTGTAGATGGTATACCATAAGCACTTATCAGTCCTTTTATAGCTCTAACAGTTCCTTTGTTTTTCAAAAAGAAAGGCATGTTGTTTATTATCCTACTCCAAATTTCTCTTGATACATCACGTTCTGATTTTGTAGAATAGTTGGAGTATGAAGAACCTGTAACTTCTTTACCTAAAGCATATTTAGATAATGAAATTGAACTTTTACCATCACTTAATTGCCAACCTAAAGATTTACCAACACTTTCTAATAAATCTTTAGAGACACCTTCTGTAAGTTTTTCTCTTCTATCGTATGTATCACCCAAAGCTTTTATGTAAAGCCAGATATCATCGAAGTGTTGACCAAACATATCTGTCATTCTCAAATAAGTTTGATTAGATGTATTAGCTTTTACATGCTCTGGCAACAAATTACTAAGTCTATTAAAGTTATCTGTGTCGTAAACAGAAGCACTACTTAATTGTTCACTATACCAACTTTTTGCTTGATCTGATGTTGAACTAGCTAAAACATAAGGATTTTCAAAACTTCCATTTCCGCCAGGTACTTTTGGCCATGCATTATCAAAAAATTGCCCTAACGAACTACTTACATAAGACGAACTTTGAAAATACATATATTTTTCAAATCCATCAAATCCATTTTTGTATTCGTTTATCTTATTTAAAGCTTTGTTTATATCTTCAAAAGAACCACTAACTCCAGCATAAGAAGCACTTTTTGCTGTTTCAGCCTCTATTTGTTCAACTTTATATTTAAAGTTTTCTATTCTACTTCTCACAGAACTGAAGTTTATAAAGTTTTTAAATTTAGAGTAGTCTACATTGATTTCAGCACTATCCAAACTTTGACTTAAAAATTCATTTCTTAAAGATTCAGCAATATCTGAATCTTGACTTAAAATATCATTTCTTGTTTTATAATCAGTAGTAATTCTTTGTACAGGACTTTCAACATTTGATAAATCAGGTGTTTTTAAAACCACATCACCAACTTCAGTATCTACAAAATCAACTACCTTAATTCTTTCCTCAACCATATCTGCCATTTCTTTGATAACAACCAATTCGTCATTTCTTTGAATACCATCAGGAAGTGGTTCGTAAAGTTTGTAAACTACTGAAAATGGATATCCATTGCTTACCACATCTTTTTTGAAGTTAGTAGTTAAAAACATTTGATTTCCAAACTTTAGATAGGTTCTTAAATCATATGGATTGTAAACTAAATAGCTAACTTTAAAATTATCAAATGTTATAGGATTGATATTTTCTGTAGGTAATGTATCTACATCAGTATTTTCTTGAACAACAGCTGCAGCTGCATCATTATAGTTTCTACTAACTCTTACTGTAGAAGAATCAACTACATTTGTAATATTAGCAGTAAAATCACGATATATAGGCGTAGATATTTCTTGTTGAGTTAATGTAAAATCAACATACAAATTATCAACCCATACTGTTCCATTTACATTACCTTCACCAACATAAGCATCATGTCCTCTTATGTAAAAATACCATGTAACCAATGGATTCCAATTTTCTGGTATTTCTGCTTCAACATTATATCTATTCCAAGATCCAGCTTGAGTTGTAAAAGCTTTTACATTAAGTCTTTCATATGTATAGGTAGGAGAGCCACCGGTATTGTTCCATTGATAACCATCCCATTCCCATTGTTCTTGTGGACTTAAAGTACCTTCTTTAAGAGGATTTTGATCAAAATCAAACTCAGTACTACCATCATCATAAATTGCATTAGGATTGTAATTAGCAGCACCAGGATTTCTAGAACCAAATTGTAATTCTGCACCCGCAGTTCCCACTACTCCAGCATTATAAGCCCAATCAGCAAGAGGTATTCTTTCCGATACACCTGATTCATCAGATTTTAGGTTTATCCAAGAACCACCACCAGGTCCATTAGTATTTTCCAAACCACTATAGTTAGACCAATGACCATCTGCATGTTTTGTACTAAACCAAACATCAAAGTAGTTATTAGCAACTCCTTGAAAGTGAATTTCAAAAGAATTACTCTCACCTGAATCTTCACCCTGTACAAACCATTGATCGTCTATCAGTTCAAAGAAATCACCATCTCCGTCATCCAAATAGTAAACTCTATTAGTACCTTTAACACAAGCCCAATGTCTCCACTCTGCTCCAGATTCTTTTTCTCCTCTGTAAGCCCATTCCATTTCACCACCAGCATTTGATACTGTTGCGTTGAATCCTTCATCTAAATTTTTTAGTAAGTGAAATTCTCCTATATTGTCAGCTGCTATAATAACTCTCATAGCTTTATTGGACTCATCGGTTGCTCTACCATCGTTGTAAAAAACTATAAAATTATTACTACGTGTTTTATCATCATCTCCACTATCTGTTCCTGTTTCTTTTGTTCTTGTTATACTCTGTATCCTACCCTGCTTAAAAATATCCTCATATATAGAATGAGTTCCACCATTACCGTTATCTACAAATGAATTATGTACAGCTGGAAACATTTCGTCAAAGGTAATTAGAAGAATCTTATCACTATTTGTTGTATAGTTTGGTTCAGCAATCAACCAAATCAGATCATCCTTTAACAGTAGAAAGGCGCTATCAGTTTGAAATTGAGGATCTATTCCCAATTTAGTAACAAGGTAAGAATCTCTAGCAGCTAAATTTGTACCTGACTGCCAACCTCTATTATCTCCTCTAAATGTCGTTCTTTTAAATCTAGGATATCCACCTTGTCCTGGCTGTTGAAAAGGATGTACATTAACTACATCAAAACCTGAATAATCAGCTGGAGCAACTGTATCGGCTGGAGGCGTTGGAAAACTTGCAGGAACATTTAATCCACTTTCCACCCATTGACTACCATCCCATTCCCAATCTGTTAATTGACTTAATGTACCTGCTTTAGTAAAGCTATCTGGAACATTTGGACTCCATTCAATACTACCACCATCGATACTACTTACTTTCCAATATCCTGAACCACCTAATATTGGAAGAGAAGTGGTATGTCCAACTTCAGCAAAGTATGCTGGTGGTGATATATTGAAATGAACTATTAAATCCGTTATTGAACTAGGTGGTTTTGTTTCAAGCGTACTAGCACCTGCTGCTGTATTAGGAACAAAACCTTCTGGTGGATCTTCAGGCCGTGACTCAAATGGACCAGGCGATGCAGGATCGTAGTATCCCTGTGGAGGCCTTACAGGAGCATCTTCAATAACCAATTCAGATGGATAAACCATTTGAAAAGTAACACCCTTTCCTGCAACTGTACTTTTCATATCTAACGATATATTCATTATGTCACCAGCAGAAGTTCCAAGCCCATCTAAATTTGTAAATTCAGTTCCAACCATCATTCTTCTATGTGAATTTAAGGTTGGCCAGTCAGGTAAATCTACAAATGCATTATTTTGATCTATAAATTTTAAACAGGTTCCTCCGCTGTTTCCTTCGTTACGAACAAACTTTGCATGATAACCTATGGCTTCAGTTCCAACATGAGGTCCAGTTCCATTTGCATAGCCAGAGCTCCAATTTTTTATTTGAACTGCATCACCATGTAGGCTTGGGTCCCATCCAATTCCACTAATATCTTTTGGTTCTCCTGTATTTAAATTTAATTCTAATCTTTCAAACTCTGAATTTGGTATTATATTTAAATCAGTTTTAATTTTTGTTCTTTCATACCCTACCAGATAAGCATTAGGAAGGGTTAAAGTTCCACCTTCCATATTATCAGTAAAGGCAAATCCACCATTATTTGATGTTATTTTAAGATCTTGTGTTATATCAAAGTTAACAGGTGGCGGTGGTCCTCCTGCAGTCTGATTTGCTGGTATATCTAACACTCCTATAAATTCAATAGCAGAAGATACATTTTCTATCTTCATAGATTCTTGTAACTTTAAAAAATCTGATTGATATCTATATTCACCTAAATAAGAATTATCAAATATATTTTTAGCTTTTAATCTAATTTCAGTTCTTGATGGTGAAATAGCATCTACAACATATTTAAAATTTGTTAGAAATAATCTTTCCGCTGTTTCAGGATTTTGTAAATACTCCTCTTCTGATACTCCGAATATTTTTTTATCATCTGTAATATAAATGTTAGAAGCATCACTATTTATCTCAAATATATTATTCTCAAAACCTACCTTACTTCTTAATAATATAGGTTTTTCTACACCTGCAAGATTTCTTATAAACCTATATCGTATTCTAAAAGTGCCTGTTTCAAATCCAAATGCGGTTAGATGAGAACCAGGTAAGAGTTTAAATTGTTCATCAACAATTTCAATACCAGCTTGAGCTATAGTCAAATCTTTGTAATCAATCACAGTTCCTGCTTCGTTTAGTAACTCTACTAAAACATAATCACGCTGAACTATACTTCCCCAATAGCCATTTTCATATGATCTATCACCAATTTTTTTAGTTACACCTTTTAGTATACTTACTTTATCTTCTGGTCTTAATTGACTTGCCATTATAATTCTCTAATTGTTCTATCTATTACATCATTTATTGAATCATCATCTTTTAACTGGTCTACAACTCTGCTTACATAAAGTTCTGTTGTTTCATCTTCATATAATTTGTTTGTATAGGGATCTTCAAAAAGAAGTATAGTTCCATCCTCATCTCTACTAATCAAACTTCCATCATAAGCAGATCCAGAAATAGCCATTTTCATCTTAATAACTTCTCTATTCTGTAGATAAGCTTGCTCATCCCCATCTACCAAATTCTGATAGAATGGTAATTCTTTTAGTTCTTCTTTACTATATGGCATTTTATCTAACTACTTTAAATGTAAAATTATCATCAAAATATTGAACAGTCTCATCAATAGTTCCGCTACCACTAACCATTTTAAATTCAAATCGATAATACCTTTCTGCTTGAAAAGCATTTAACCATAGATTAAAATAGTTACCTGATGAATCACAGCTAACAAGCGAACCGCTTCCAAATGGTATAATCACATCTTCTGTTTCTGCATCTTTTACAGAGTAGTAAAAACCATCACCTGAACTCTGTGATACAGGTAAAAACTTTGTACTCAAAAAGGGTGAAGATGTAGTAGAATAAGTTTTTGTAGGATATCTACCTCTACCTGAAACTCTAAATTTTACTTTTGACTTTTCCTTATATTTGTCTCTGATATTTTTCATATAAACTACCAAATCTTCTAATTCAGAACTATCTAATGCGCTTAATGAGCCTGTAGAATATTTAGCATCTTCCCATTGAACTTCTAATTTTGGTGGATATATAGTATTGGTTTGTCTTGAGAAAAATGAAAAATGTCCTAACTTATCATTATTACCTTCTTCGCCTGAACCACTTATTAGGTTTCCATCTCCGATGCTACCACTTCTTTTTATTATAAATCCTTCATTTGGATAAGTTCCATCCAGCCACTTATTTACAATAGGAGTTACATCCATTCTCATATCTTTAGTTTCATATTCAAAAGATTGTGAAGCGTATACTTCGTTAAACCATGCACCACCTTGAAAGTAAGAACCAGACTCACTACCTGATTCAGGTCTCCAATAATCTTCATCGTTTTTGCTTGTTCTAAAATCCCAACTCGAACCCTCTTGAGTTACAGGCGAATCAAATCTAAATCCTTCTCCACCATCCCAACTTTGACTAACGGGATAAGCCCATAATGATTGACTTACTCCTAATTCAGTAGAGTTAGCATCGTAAAGGTTAAGATAGAACTTTGGATTAGTGATTGTACCTCTAACTATTGATTGAGATATTTCAGCTAAATCAAACTTCATAAGTATACGAGATACTTTTACATCTGTACCATCGCCTTTTATATCTTTTCTAATTTCTAATATTTCATCTAATCCAGCATTTAAGCTAGAACTGTTAAAATATAAAGTATTATCTACATCAGGAAAAATAAAGTAATGCATTAGCTAGCTCCTCCTGTAGAGTCACCTACGACTCTAACTTCTATGTCTATGTTTGGATATTTCATTTCAAAACAACTTGGGTCCATAGAAGGATAAACCACTCCTTCTTTTGTAGCACTTACTATATCATATAAATTACCAGAATAACCATCAGTTCTAGAATGTTTATTTACAACCTGAACAATTGGCGGTTTTTCATTTTTTCCTAACTCTTCATCCTCATCATCAGGAGCAACTACAGCAGAAACTCCATCTACTAAAGAAACCTGATAAGCTATATCTCCTAAAACTATTGGTTGTCCAATTTGCCACTTTTCAATATCAAAAAATGCTGCAATTTTTTCGGTTGCTTGTAAAATAACCTGTTCTTTGTTGTATCCAGCTTTAGTTAAGATATTACATTTAACTCCTATGTTTATAACATAAGCATCTTTAATGTTTATAGCATCAGTCATCATTCTAAATTGAGTTAAGTAAGTTTGTATATTTTCTTTAACTGCCTGATTAAGATTAGTTAGTTTCTTATTGGCATCAAATCCTAATACATACAAATTCATAGCCAATGGATTTGGTATGACTGAAGGCTTTTGTGGTTCTATATTTATCACCTCTTTTCCATCCATAGCTCTTTTCTTTTTCTTCTTTTTAGGTTTTGGATTTACACTTGCAGGATCTATTTGAGTATCTTGTACTATGTAAGCTTTTGCAACATTACCATACTTAGGTGGTAGAGCATACACTCTCGTTATATAATCAGCTTTAGTAACCGCTCTTTGCTGTGCTTGAAAGTAAGCTAATGTATTGTTCTTAACCTCTGTAATACTTTCCGCACTCTTACCACCCGTTGTTGAATCAGGATTTGTTACTGCTAGTGAAGCTCTGCTAACATTAGCTAAATTTTGATTTAATCCTAAAGTATTTAAGTTTACAGTTGACGACACAACAGATGTTATACTATTAGCTAATGCGTTATGATCTACCCCACCACCATATCTGTATTGAATTGTTAGTGTGGTATTTGAAGGCGCTTGACCATAAGTTTTGGTACTCAGAAAATTAGAAGGATCAAATGCAGTATTGAGATAGCTTGGTGAACCAGGTAAGGATGAACCTACATTATTTGGGTTAGGTATGATTTCCTCATCTGGTGAATCGGATATCCCAGCTCCAAATCGTAATTCTGTTTTACCATCTTCTCTAATAAATGTTGTAAATCTTCTTGATGTTTTTAATAGTTTAAGCAAATATGGCGATTGATCAGCATATTGAGCTAAATCAGGATCGGTATCTGCATTGTTTTCCATATCTTCAAATACAGTATCTTGCGCTAAATAATCTACGGGATACCATTCTTTACCATCATCGTCTGTGCAGCTTATTATTTCAGTAACTACTTCATTTGATAAGGCTATTCTATCAAATTTTGTCGCATTTCCAAATGAAAAGAATTCTGTGGCAATATTTCCACTTTCGATTTTTACCGATTTTTTTAGTAAGTAAGTAACAGGCACATCATTTGCGCTTTCGTATACGCTAATTTCCATTGGATCATAAGATGATGAAAATTTAAAGTTACAATCTTCTACAGTTGTAAAGTTTACACCGGCTGAAGAATTGAGTATCATACCTGATTTTATTTCCATAGCATATCTTAAATCAGGATTAGTTGTATAATTTTCACCTGTTCCCTCTGATATTGCAGGTACAGTTTGAAATACATCTAACATACCTGTAGATGGTGCACCTAACTTTGGTTTGTATCCAAAAGTTTGAGCCATATTATATACAGTTCTTTTTTCTTGAGCAAAAGACAGTAATGATTCTTTAAACTGATTATCTACATAGTAAGAAAGAACATCGCCAACATATGATGCCATTTCAATAAACATCATACCAGGTGAAGCTTCATTAAAGTCATTATATGTATTTGGAAAATAAATTTTAGTAAATTCAATTAGATTGGATTTGAAAGAAGCAAAGTCTTTATTTAAATATCTAACTTCTTTTACTGCTTTTTTATTTTGACTGTATGGCATTTTAATTCTCCTTAATAACCACTACCTGCATCGTCATTGCCTGTGGTTTGCCCATCATCCTCATTTTCATATTGATTAAATGGTGCTTGAGGACCTAAACTCATAGTAAGAGTCTGTACATTTTGATCAAAGTTTATTGTAAATTTTAAATCTACTACAACTTTATTCGGTACAAGACTAGGTTCAACCTTTATTTTTTGTAAATTGATGTAAGGAAGCCATTCATCCATAGAAGATCTAATAGCCTCTTCTATTTTAGATTCTAAAAACTCATCTTCTGGCTCAAAGATTACCCTCATCAAATCGCTACCAAAAGTAGGATTCCCCAACCTTTCACCTTTTATAGTTAGTAAAAGATTTCTTATATTATGTTGAGCTTGTTGTAAAGTAGTTTTTGTTTGATTAAAAAATCCTTTAGTACCATATTCTAATGGTAGACTAATACCTATAAAGGTATCTGGATTTAAATCTTTTTCTAAGTTAGACATTATATTTTTCCATCTTTTTTATCTAATGCTTTCATTACACCTCTGTAATCTTTTGTTAAGTCTTGCATTACATTCTGAACTGCTTCATTATTTGTATCAGCTCCTACTGCTTGTGCAGTTTGTATAGCAGCTTGTTTTCTACGACTTTCAGCATCACCTAACATACCACCATACCCCATAGCTTCAGCCATTCTCGTACTATCAAAAGGTTTACCAGTCATTGTAGGATACTCTTCAAAATCACTATCACCTGCATTTGCTGTTTCATTTAGAATATCATTCAATACAGGATTCTTAGTGTAGGTAACTTCTTTTTTAGGTTTGGGTTTTCTTTTAGGTAAGACTTCCATTACATCATTTTTAGACGCACTTTCAGTCATAGACTTTACACCTTCTTTAATAAATATCTCAGTTACCTGTTTTTTAACCTCTTGCTTTACTAATTCTCTAATTAGATTTGCAAGTTTATTTGATTTTGCCATAATTGACTCCTATTTACTATAAATATATAATTTTTAAATTTCTACATCATCAAACTCTAATGGTTCTATTTCTAAATCATCTTCAAAACCATCATCTAAAAATCTTTGATGTGCTTCTTGTTCTTGAATTTCTTTTCTTCTTATAGTTCTATCTAATTTAATCATCATTGTTTTAAGTAGCTCTTTTGATTTTTTTGGAGTATTTTTTAAAGCTATAATTACATCTCCAATACCAGCCTTAGTTCTATTTGCAGCATCTTTTAAAATTGCCTGTGTTAGTGCTAGTGCAGCTGCAACTGGATTTAGACTTGATGAAATGTTGTATACTTTTTGTAAAGCCTCATATCCTGCAGCTATTTTTAAATATGTATCGTATCTACTTTGCCATAACGCTCTCTGCTCTTCTACATCATTTATTGTTTTAATTATCCCACCTACATCTTCACTAACTTTCTTTATTTTTTCTCTATCCTCTGCTGGTATTTTTTGATTAGAATCTAATTTATTGATATTAGATATCAATCCGTCTATCGTACCCTTAGCAGCCTGTGTAGGATTTTTAACTTTTTCTGTTATGTCTTTTATAACTTTTGATTCTCCAGCCATATTATTCTCCTAAGAAGATTATTTTTTTTCCCATTCAACATTACCATCCAATTTACTTTTAGGCGCCATAAACACATTTACATCTTTAAAATAGTTCTTTATAGTTTCACTAAACTTATTGAGTTTAGAAGTTGTTTTATCAGCTACTGCGTCAAACCTTCTTTCTAAAAGGCCTATATCATCTGCTTCTGTTTTACCTTCGGGTACAGGTAATGGTAGTCTAGTAACTATACTTTGACATTCGCTAATTACATCTCCTATAATTTCACTTAAATCAGTAGCAAAATCTGTTAAAAGAGTTTCCAATTCATTTTCTCCGACTACGGCATTATTAGCACCAACATTACCCAACTCTACTTTACCTTCACCAACCTCTAAGGTTACAATATTAGAAGATACTGCAATTTGTGTAGGAGCAAACATATTTATTTTCTTTTTCTTTGCATTGAAAATAAGTGAGTCAGCATTTAAAACTATATTAGAATGCATAGGCTGGTTAAACGTAGTATTTGGACCTTTAGCTAAACTTTTAAATCCAGTCTTTAAAGGAACATGCTCATTTAAAGTCATATATATGCTTGAATTGTCGTTATTTATATTTGTTCCGTGTGGAAAAGTTTCGTTTATTTGTTTAGCTTGATTTAATTTGGATTCCTCATTATCGCCTATCTGACCATTTACTATTTTTATATTTGGCTGAACTTTGTTTTCATCACTGCTAAATTGTATTGACTGACCAAATCTTCCTTGAAATATAGTATCACCATGATTAGGAAATATTCTTCTATTATGTTTTATTAATGGATAAAATATATTACCATCAGTTTCTATATCGGAATTTGAAGTTACTCTTGCATTTGAGTTTAATGGGTTATGATAATATAATTGATTATGGTATTCAGCTACATTTACAATCTCTCCAATCATAGGATATTGAACGATGTGTGGTGAAATAGGTTTCACCAAAGCGTCAAGTCTTTTGCCAGTTCCTTTTTGAGAATACATTAACTGAACATAAATTGTTCCCAAAGCTGAATAATCAGGACTACCATTTGATAAAATAGGAAATTCTTCATCAAAAGGATTTAAATTTACTTTCACAACTCTAGCAGGTTCTATTTCATAAAATTCTTGAGTAGTAGCTAATTCTCTTATTAGCTCACCTGCTTGATTTTTGTTTATAAATCCAGTATCATCTGCTCCAATATACACATGTGTTGTCTTTTTACGATAACCTGGCTTCATATTAAGTCTCTAATTTTGTAGAAATATTATCTGAATGTTTTTGTACATCATTAGCCACATCCTCAACAGCATTTAGTAGTTGCTCTTTTTCTGCATCACTTAAACCAAACTCTTCAGTTGAACCACCCTTGCCTTCATTAGCAATCATTCTTTGAACAATAGCAGCTACCTTTACTAACTGATCGTCATTCTTTACATTGATTTCTAAATACTCTTTCAACATAGGAATGATTTGAACTGCTGTATCACCATCTTTTATGAAACCCACAACTTCTTGCATTAAGACTTCAAGCTGTTTTTTATTTCTTTCTGTGTTATCGTATATATCTTTGAATAAGCCAGATAACGACTTACCTTCAAATATTTCGTAATCGTTAGCCATTATTATACCTCTTATTATATTAGGGAATTGTATATAAATAAATATAATGTATAGGTAATTTTAACGAATATATATAATAATAAAAAAGGGGAGTAAAAACTCCCCTTTTATTTAGTCTCTAATTAAAGAGCCCGTATAAGATAAATCAACAGCACCATCCCTTTCAAATTCGGTAATCAACCTTTTATTATATTTCTTCATTACATTTACTATTCTTGTGATGTGTTGTGTGTTAGCACCTGTCATTTCTCGGATGAGAATGTAAAGTGCTTTTTTGTTGAAGTTTTCGATATTCTCTTTCATCCTAAACATATGTAGAACGGAGTCAGCTATCTTGATATCCTTTTCTCTTCTAAATACATATGGAAGATTGTATTCCCAAAACCTAATTAATTCCTGCACAAAAAGGTTATTTACTTCGTTTCTATCGTCACCGCTAACCTCACCTACTATATTTCTTTTATAATCCAATACATCAATCTTATCGTGTATCTTTCCCATCTTATAGTTTTTGTTGTTATTAAGTATCAGATAGTTTTTAGCTACAATACTAAAGTAAGAAAAAGCTTTACCCTTACCTTCTTTGAATTTGTGCATATTCATAACTAAGAAAGAAATTACTTCATGCTTTACTTCTTCAGATGATGTATCGAAATAATAAAACTTAAATGTGTGAATAATATTTTCACATAACTTATCAAAAGCAGCTCTGATATGTTCATTGTAAATTTTATTCTTTAGATGTACATCCTCCGTTTTATTATATAGAATAATAGCATCCTCTGTACCTTGATGAAAGTAATAGTTCTTACCTTTCTTTTTTCTTTTGCGAGTTTTCTTAACTGCTGAACCTGATGTTTGTGCTGATGGCATTATGATTGTTCTCCTTTGAACCTATCTAGTTGTTTGATTGTATTTTTAATTTCTTTGAATATGAAACCCACTTCATCATCTGATTCAAATGAACCTCTGTAATCTGCTTGTTTCAAATCCCTATTCACCCTATCTATTGTCTGTATAAATTGTTCCACCCAATCCTCTAACATTTCTATCTTTACTGTTAAGTTCCATATTATATAACATGAAGTTACGAATAAAAGTGATACAATTACAAGACTTATTTCTAAAAACATTTACTTATCTCCAAATAACTCATCAAATAAATCTTGAGATTTTGCACTTAATTTAGGTGATGGTTGTTTAGTTTCAGTTTTTGGTTTAACTGCGGCTTTAAAATTATTACTTACTTCTTCATCCTCTCTTTGCCACTCATCAAACTCAATATGCGTAGCCATCATATCTGCTTGATGAAGTATGTAAGCTATATTAGACTTCAATCCCCAATCAGGATTGTAAGACATATAGTAAGACTTATTAGCTTCCTCATACATACCATCGGTTAGCTTCAATCCAATATACTCCCATTGAGACATTGAAATACCAAAATGATTTAAGAGAAAAATCGCTCTATCGGTAACTGTCATATATTGAAGATTTGGATTATGTTTAAATATCTCACCTCTATTCTTACGATGCCATTCGGAGTCTTGCGGTATGTAGTAATCCTCTGTTAGATCTCCTACCTTACCTAAGTCGTGATGCATAGCAGCAAATACCAACTCTTCATCGGTGAAGTTAATCATAGCACCATTGGACTCCCATAGTTTTTTGATTTGTAAAGCACAATCAGTAACATGCAATACATGCTCTACATACCCACCAATCATAGCATTATGATAAGCCGCCTTACCACTAGCAGGTGCTACTGACATCCTATCCTCAAAATATTTATACATTTCCAATAGTTTATCTTTTCGATCTCCATCAAATGTATCTTCTATCAGCTGTATAAGTTTACCCCAATTCTCTACTATTTGCTTTTCTGTAAGTTGTTTCATTTATTTTACTCCATATCCATAATTTGTTAATTTAATTGTTGGCTCTGTTCTTAGTCTGTTTCTGTAAGGACTAAATGATATTCTAACACCCCAACCAAGATAGTCTAATATTTCTTTTTTCGTAACTGATTTCTTTTTGTGAATAAAATCTACAATTCTATGATATGCTTCACTCTTATCTCCTATAATATCAAAAGAATCTTCTTCTAAAAAGCTCCATTCATTAAACCATTTTGGAATTCTATCAGCCCACGGAAAGTCTTTTGTTTTAACTTTTAAGTAATCTTTAGCTTTCTTTACGCTTCCATCTCCATCTAAAGCTCCATTTACCTTACTTAAAAATTCATCCCTACCTTTGTAAAGTAAAGGATATTCCTTTCCAACCATTTCAGGATAACATAACTCTTCTGGCAAAATATAAGGAACGCCCATACTCAAAGAGTCTGTTGTTGATATAGACCAAGCAGAATATTTTTGAAAAGTACCAACTCCAAAGTGAACAGATTTTATGAATTTAAGATATTCTTTTCTACTACTTATGGTAATTTTTTTAGCATAAGGTCTATCTAATTCAGCTAGTGTTGTGTACACCTTAAAGTCTTGTCTCTGTTCATATAACTCATCCATTCTCTTTACAAACCAACTCCAACCTGTATAAAAATTACTTCTGTGATTAAACAGAATGGTTTTCTTTTTGGTTCTTACTTTAGATAAGTCTATCTCATCAACACCTAAGTAATGTGGCTTGATTATCTTTTTAAATTTATTGATAACTTTTGCTTTGTATATTTCTTTAGCTTTATCAAGCACTAACTCTTTTAACCAAATACTATTTACACCACACTCTTCCATCTCTAACATACCATTGAAATTAGCTGATAACATTCTAGCAGCATAATTTGTGTTTTCATCAACTTCATACCAATGACAATAACCAAAAAACTTAGGACTTATATTCGTACTATTTAGAAACAAATTTTTAAGTTGTAATGTATGTTCAGGCAAATGTGAGTAAACAACATCAAAATCGTTATATTTCCAATTCAATAGCTTTTTTAAGTATATGGCATCGAAGTGAGTTCTCATCTCATTTGGATAAGATGGTAACTCTATTGGTAAATGAGTTGTATTTTCAAAGCCTAAGCTTGGAGTTTCATATGGTGATAATATAGTCCAATGTATATCGTCACGAAGAGCATTAAGTTCTTTAATAACATTGTGTAGGACAACAACATAAGAATCTTTTTCTAAATCTCTTTTAAATGTAATATTAGGATATACAAGAATCTTATACTTATATTCTTTGGTGTTATCATCACCCTCTACTAATTTTGGAATATGATATACGCTCATGCTTTTTCCAGTTCATCTTTTAAACTTTCCATTATCATACAATCGTAAGCTTTAGCTAATTTGTGATTATTCATCCAAGCTTCTAATTCAATAAAATTTTTGGCATCTGGTGGATCAGGATTATCTTTTACAAATGATTTATAAAATTCACCTTTCGTAGATAAATGATCTTTTCTACAATTTGTGTCACCCATCATTATGTTATCACCTGAAGGACCAAAAAATGTGTTTCTTTCAGATGATATACCGCCATTGTTTTCCGAATCATAATGACATACTGCGCCAGTATCAGGAAAGTCTTGTTCAATATCTGTAGTTTCTGAAGCATTAAACATACGAATTTCCCACTCATATGAACCATCAGATTTTTTTCTAATTCTATCCATCATCGGAAATTTAAAAGGCATATTTGCTCTCTCTAAGATTTTTCTAGCTTCCATTTTCTTTATTTTTTCAAGTTTACTTTTTCCTACCTTTTGATTACGATTATCCTTTTTATACTGAATAAATTCGTTTACAATAGGTATAAAAAATCCTTTCATTCTAGTTCCAAAATGAGCTTTTACATCTAGCATAGACTCATATCTTAAACTATCATTCTCAATTATATCAATTATATAATTCAAAAATTCAACAAGAATTATTTCAAAAGTATTATGATTGTTTCTATCGTAACTAAGTTCTTTCATAATGTAATGAGTCGATCTAAGATAGAGTAATCCGGTATCCATTGAAGAACCCTTTATTTTTTCAAAATTAGAAGGTTTTCTTCCTGTTCTAGTTTGAAATTCATCATAATGAGTTGTTACTGCATCATGAAGTTTTTCCCATATATTTTTACTTGTTTTTGGATCTTTGTAATCAGCAACTTGATTAATTCTGTTTAACCACTTTTTCATATAAGAAGTTTTTATATTGAGATTTGCTATATTTTCAACATAACAACCCTCTTCTGGTTTTGATAAAAACTCATATATATTGTAACCTTTTTCTACAGCATATGGTTTGTTTAGAGAAGCTACTAGTAACATTAATGGTTCAGATTGATAGCCAGAAAATGCAACTCTTTTTCTACCACTTAGAAACTCTTTATGACCTGTCAAAACTTTGCTTTTAGCACAAAGATTGTCTATCTCCATTTGACTATATCCCCACTCATTTCTAAGAATAAGTTGATCGATAAATGGAACTAATTCATAGTTATGTGGAAACCATCTATTTTCATCATTATTAATTTTTACTATTTCATTTTTATGAGTATTTATGGTTTCTAGTCTTATTTCAATAGTTTCTTCTCTTGTGTATATTTCTTCATATACATCTTTATCTAAAAAATCTTTAAGTGTAAATTCATCTGAACTACTTACACCTTTGAGATTTTCTTTCCATCCGTTTAGTAAAAATGTTTGTAAATTTTTACATAGCTTAGATTTTTCATTTTCTTTGTTTAACTGTTTAATAACTTTATGCCAAAAAGATTTTGAAAGTTTATAGTTATAATTAACTAAATATTTAAATACAGTTAAAAAATGACCTCTATCTTTTCCCAATAAACAATCTATCATCTTTATACCTGATAATACATTGTCATGTGGATTTGATATTAAAGATACTGGCAAACCATTAAAAGAACCCTCTCCATATAACCATCTTATAAGATAAGCAGTTTTTTTAACAAATGTAGCCTCATCTTCTAAAAATGGTTCTCTGTTATATGGTGAGTTTACTATAACCCAAGGTTTAGTATCGAAATTACTTTCTAACCCCTCAGATCTAGTCATATATTCTAAATATCCAATAGGTACTTCTACTTTTGCAGTTTTACTAGCTACCTTTCCGCTGTTTACTTCATCAATATTTTTTTTAGTGTTTAATTTTTCTACAACATCAAATACTTTTTGTTGATATTTTTTATATTGTATTTCTCTTGCCAACTCTTTAAATCTAGCTTTTTTATATTTAAATAATTCTACTTGATGTGGGTTTGATTTTTTTATCATGTGTTCTACTACTTGCATATTATTTACCTACTTCTCCTAAATATTGTTTGTAATTAATTTTTTTAATGTATCTCTCATTTCATCTAAATATACGAATAAAATGCCATACAAGTCAAGCTTTTTATTCTAAAATTTTATCATCTACATTTCTAAGCAAAATCCTAACCTTGTCATCCTTACCATTTTCTAAATGTAAATCGGTTTCCCATTCAACCAAAGTTCCTTCTTCCCAATTCAACTCATCGAATATTACTTTTGGTATAGACAGATGTAACTGTTCTGTTTTTAGTATTTCACC